CAAGGTGAAAAGAAAAGCGGCAACTACTATGAACTAAATTTCAAAAATGGTAGTACTATTACAGTAGTTTCCAAAGATACGAGTCGTGGTTTGCGCGCCACAGCAGGTATTTTAGAAGAAGCCGCGACTATTGAAGAGGAAGATTACAATGAAGTTTTGCTTCCGCAAATGAACGTGGCACGTCGTGAAGTCGATGGCTATTTGAATCCAGAAGAGCCATCAGCCTCTCAGACCTTTATTACAACCGCACGCGAAAAAACCGTATATATGTATGGTAAACTAATTGAGTGCGCCGTAAATGCGGTTTTGCGCGCACAAGAATATTTTGTATGGGGCCTTTCTTATGAAGTCCCTCTACATTATGGACTAATTGATAAAGCTACTATGATGGATTAGCGTTATTCAACTACAATGAGTGAAGACTCATTTGCGCGCGAATCTCTTTCAATTTGGACCGGCAACAATAAAGATGCTTGGTTAGATTCTAAACGTCTAAATAAGAGACGAACTTTATTGAAATGCGAGCGCAAAGCATAGGAGAATCCAACTAATCCTAAGACATTTTATATGATAGGGGTTGACGTAGCTAGATATGCAGCAAATACTGCTGTTATGGTAATAAAAGTTTTACCCAGTGTAACAGGATTTAGTAAAAAGGTAATTTACACAGAAGTCATTCATGGCGCGAACTATATTACTGAACAGGCCCCTCGGCTCAAGAAACTAATACAATTATATAATCCAAGAGAAATTGTTATAGACGGTAATGGTCCTGGCATTGGCTTGTTGGATGCGATGGTTCTACCATCGTTTGATGCTAAGACCGGAGAACAATTTCCTGCTTATTTTGCTTTCAATAATGAACATCATTTGCCTCCTGAAAAGAAAACAGAGGGTGAGTAGCCATGGCCCGAATATCGTGCTATTATATATGATATAAAGGCGGGCGCTTCAAATGATGATGCTATTCACTCTAATTTTTTTGCGCAAGTAAATAATGGCAGCGTGTCATTCTTAGCGCATGAAAGAATAGTAAAAGATAAATTGATGAAAACAACTCGTGGCCGTAAAATGTCGTTATATGACAGGCGAGTATTCTTACTTCCTTATGAAATGACCTCTCGCTTGATAGATGAATTGAATAATTTGCGGCTCAAACCAACCGGGGTTTAGAATTAGTTCAAGGTGGAGCGTATTTCACGCTCAATTGAAAAAGACCGTTTTTCAGCTCTTGAATATGGATTATATAGAATAAAGTATTATGAAGATAAAGCTATTCGTGACGCTAAAAAGAAAAATATTAAATAGTATGCCTTTTTTAGTCCTAGAAAAAGGGGGTGATATAAATGGCAGAACATCAAAAGTATGATTTTAGTAATTTTAAACTTAAAGTTATACGACGTGCCCCACTTAATGAACGCACTTATAATAGTCGTTGGCATTATAGAGATAATGACAGTGTTCAAAGTGATTTCACTTTGGACGAAATTTTAGAAATTATTCGCAGCGGAGATTTGAATAGCTTACGAGAATTATCTAGATACTATTATAGGACCAATAGCGAATATAGAAATAATATTGATTTTCTTGCTCATTTACCATTATATGATACCGTAGTAATTCCTGTCTATCAAGAAGGGAAAGGTTCTAAAACACAAATAATCAAGGCATTTTATAATGCTTGTCAATTTATAGATAATTTAGATATTCCTAATACTTTTTCTCGCATTTCTGTTGAGTGGATAAAGAATGGAATTTATTATGGAGTATTAAGAACCGATGGCGATAAAGTAACTATTTAGGATTTACCTTTGAATTATTGTCGCTCACGTTATAAGGATTTTAACAATTTAGATGTGTTAGAATTTAATTTACGCTATTTTGAAACTATTGCGGATAAAGTTGCGCGAGAAGAGTGTATTGCTACATTTCCAATAGTTGTATAGAAAGCTTGGGCTAACTGGGTAAAAAATGAAAAGAAAATAGATCCCTGGGTAATGCTTCCTGCGGCAGACGGGGGCGTAAGTTTCAGTTTTGCTGCGGACAGAACTCCTCTTTTAATTGCAAGTATTCCTAAATTAAAAAAATTAGATGATGCAGTTGGCCGCGAGGAGAAGCGTGACGAAAATGAATTATATAAGTTATTGATTCAAAAAATGCCAACAGATAAGAATGGAGAATTAGTATTTTAGTTAGATGAAATTGCGGACATTCATGCTTCTGTTGCCGACATGCTACAAGAGATTGATACAGTAGATGTATTAACTACTCTTGGGGATGCCACATTAGAAAGTTTATAGGAAACTAGCGCGGCAACTCAATCCGCGGATCGTATTGAAAAATATAAGAAAAATGCTTGGGATGCATTAGGACGTGGTAATATTTTATTCAATCCCGATGGTAGTTCAGCTTTAGCCTATCAAATTAAAAAAGATGAAGCTTTGATGATATCATATTTAAATGTATATGAAACTTGGATTAAGTTTCACCTAAATGATAGATTTGCGCGCAATGGCTTATCCTTTGATTTTGAAATTTTGCCACTTACAGTTTTTAATAGAGAAGATTTACAAACTTCTTATTTCCGCGGCGCACAATATGGTTATTCAAAAATGTTCGCGGGTGTAGCAATGGGCATCAAGTAGCGCGATCAATTAAGTCTAATGAATTTTGAAAATGAATTCTTAGAAATGTCTACAAAGATGATACCATTACAATCTTCTTATACTACTTCTGGTAATGTAGTCGCGGGAGAAGAAAAAAATAATTCTACTGCACAAAAAACCAATAGTAGATAGGCAATTCAGGACATAACTAATACAGGAGGACGTCCAGAGCTCTCCGATGAACAAAAATCTGAAAAAACTCAGGCTAATATTGCAGCCGCAGGGTAAGGAGAAGAATAATTATGGAAAAGAAAATACCAATTTATTTTGATACTATTATCTTAGATTCTCCCGCCCAAGAAGTTTCTCTAAATGCTGAGACTGATATTGGCAATGGTAGTAGATTAGAAGTTGGCGTATTTACTAAATATAAGAATCGTAATGGCTCTTATATTACTGATGAATATGCTGCACATCTAATTGAGTCCGCGACCCGCGGCGACACTCCCGTTGTTGGATTCTTTGATCCTTCTGAACAGCAATGGGCTTCACATACAGGACCCACATTAGCTAATGGATATGGATACATTGAGAGTTTCTTAGGATGGAGACCTTTTACAGATACGGATGGAATTACAAGAGATTATGCTACATTCTCTGTTGTAATTTTCTCTAAATATTATGAAGAAGCTCGCAAAATTCGCGGACAAAATCAAAGCATGGAGCTTGATGAACGCACTATATAGGGCAATTGGGCGAATTTTGATGGCGAAGAATACTTTGTTTATACACAAGGAGATATGCTAGGCTTATGCGTTATTGGCGCGCACGAACCTTGCTTTTCAGTGTCTCATTTCTTCTCTAAAAATGATGACGCTTATAAATCTCAATATGAGAAGTTCTCTTCACTTTTGTCAGGATTAAAAGCACAAGTAGAAGAGGCTGAAAAAAACATAAAGGGAGGAGAACAACCAATGGAAAATTTTGAAAACAATGAAGTTGTAAATCCTACCCCCGAAGTTGTAGAACCAGAAGTTAAGGAGGAAGAAAATACTCCTGACCAGTTTCAAAACGAAGAACCTACTGTTGAAGAACCAACCACGGTTGAAGAACCAGTTGCAGAAGAACCAACAGAACCTTCTGAATTTGAAGTACTACAACAACAGTTCCAGGATTTACAAGCTTCCTATAACGCATTATAGGAACAATTTAGTGCCGCAGAAAGCCGCATTGCAGAATTAGAACAGTTCCAATCTTCTGCCAACGAAGAACTTGATGCTTTACGCACTAAGAACACGGAATTACAAACTACTGTATCTAATTATGAAGCAGCAGAAGTAAAAGCCGAAGAAGCAAGAAAAGAAGAATTAGTAAAAAATTATGAAAAATATTTAGACGAAGAAGAAATTGCCCCAATCAAAGATACGATTAAGGACTTTTCTTATGAAGCATTGGAAGGTAAATTGGCGATTACCTTTGCCAAGAAGCAAATGGTCGGCAGTGAAGAAGTTAAGAAAATACCACTACCAGAACCTGAAAATGATGATTTCGCTAATTTTATGAAAAAATATAAGAAATAATTTAGGAGGGAATAAGTTATGGCTGGAATGAATAGATTTCCTTGTGAACAATATGCCACCTTAGAACTAAATCAAGTAGCTTTCCCTAAGACTGGTATGGTTGTTTCTCAGACTCCCCTCGGTGCTGTTTTCACTAAGGATGCTCCTTGCGAAAACGGCATGTGGGTTGTAGCTGATAAGGCTGCTGGCGCTATTAATGCTCCTGCCGCTGTTACTGATAAACCAATTGGTATTGTATATACCGCAGAAAAAGAATATGATGTTTTCCACTATGGTCTAAAGACCTTTGGTCGCAAGATTGCTGGCGATTATCCTCGTGTAGGTATTCTAAGTG